CCCATCATCCAGAGGACGAAGCAGCCGCCGTAGAGCAGCAGCGGACACCTCGAAATCATCCATCACTTAGCAGGCTTGAAAGAGACCAGGGAACCACCCGGCCCCCACTCCAGTTCATAGTCAGAACCTACATTGATAGATTCCAGAGGATAAGAAACAGGGTCAAGAATGGCCTCCAGACCCTTCATACCGGTCACACCACGATCAGGGCCAACAAAATACACGACATTGAAATCGTAGTCGTTACCCTTCTTGGAAACACCCTTACGATGGGACTTACCGATGATTTTTACTGTCATAGCTTACCTTCCTTTCACATGTCAAAATGTACCGAACGAAACACTACCAACATACGCCTGGCATACTCGCAGAGAAAACCAAAAGCAACCACAGACACCATAGGATCTACAGCAGCTTCATCCAAAACAGAAATCACCTCATTTACATCAGACGCATCAGCCATAGCCCGACGATAGGCCAAGCATCGCTCATCCGCCACCTTTTCGGGAACCGAAGAATACTCATAAATAGACATACTTGCTTTCCACCTTTCAAAAATAGAATTGCCGAACTGTACCAACGTTGCCGATGGATCTGTAATTTTCGGCAAGGGTCATATATCACCCCAAAAACAATTATAAGAGTCAGAAGTGACCCACGTCAACACAAAAAAGGTAACAAATGATACATTCAGTAAATATGAACAAAGGAGAAGCAGAAAAAATGAGCAAACCATACAACGAAATACTAAAAGAGTTAAGAACAGATAAAGACATGACACAAACAGAAATAGCAGAAATTCTAAAAACTGAAAGAAGTTACTATGCCAAATATGAAGCAGGGAAACACCCCCTTCCTATTGAACACTTACGCACGCTATGCCTACTATACGAAGTATCCGCCGACTACATATTAGGGCTTCCACGTGGGCTAAAATGGCCACGATAAGGGAAAGGAAAAAGTACATATATGCACATGAAATCCCCAATATTATACCGGGGGATTTCATGGGCCACGCCGGACCCGCCGGGAAGATGGCTACGGCCATAAGGATACCAGGCAAACAGCGATCAGATCGAGACCAGGCACGGCCTTCACAATGCAGCGAGACCATCGAAAAAGGAGGAGCAGCCCAGACGGGCAGCCCCTCCCTTTTCTCGTCTTCGAGACAAAATAGGATTGGAGAAAAATTTTTATTTTGTTCAATCTGAGGGATCATCAAGAGGCTTGAAGGAATCATAGACTTTAGACCAATGCGGAATACTGGCATAGATACGGCCACCAAAGAAAGCCATCAAAGGACCATCAACAACGAGATCTTCGTCAATACGGGCCGGGGCCTCCGGGGACGGATGCACCACAACAGGCTTGCGAATGATACGCTTAGCACGAACCAGGACACGAGCAAACTTATTTACAATATACATTTCATCACAGAGATCACGCAGCTTCTTGTCAATGTCAAATGACTGGCTGAAAAGATAGACACGAACCTTATAATGACGCTGGTAACGGAACCAAGCAACAACTTTAGGATCCATATTCTTAAAATTGCGGTTATCCCAGATCAAAGAAACCTCATCAATGAAAATACAAGACTTAGGTGGAAACTTATATTTGTAGATCTGACGAGGATCAATATAATTCATCTCATCAAGCATAGGATCATCAAAACTTCTACCTTCATCAGGAACTTCGGTAGAATAAATTATCCAACCTTTACGGAGATAATCAGAAGAAAGTTTTTGAAGTAGAGTAGATTTACCACTTCCCTTTTTACCAAAAACAAATATCAAACGAAAAGGATTGATATATTTCTTAGTCAGAAAATGAAAGGAAAAGCAGAAAACAACAAAGACAAAACAAAAAATCAGAAAAGTCATTACCAGTAGTCACCTCGAATCAATTTGAAAGTCAGAGAAATTACAACCGACAAACAAATAGCACAAAAAGGAAGAACGATCAAAATATTATCGATACGAGGAAGAAGGTCAAAGAGAACATCGAAACAAGAAGTCAAAAAATCAGACAAGAAAAATCACCTCCACGAAAATAGAATACCGGCCGCCGTGAAATAATGCACGGCGGCCGGCAGCAGGTTAACCCTTAGAGAGCAGACGGCCGAAGATACCGACACAACCGCCGATCAGCAGGAAGCCGGTAGTCATCAGCAACAGAGGATTAGAGACAATAGTGGAACAGATATTGCCAATATACCCCATGACAGCATCAACGACGGTACCGAGATCCTTCAAAAGAGAACCCATAGCAGTGACAGTAGTCTACAAATTCACCTCCTAACCTGAGAGATAAAACGGCAGGGATTAACCCTTAGAGAGCAGGCGGCCAAAGATACCGATACAACCGCCGATCAGCAGGAAGCCGGTAGTCATCAGCAGCAGGGGTTGACCAACAATAGTGGTACAAATAGTACCGATGTAGGTCATAACAGCGGAGACAACCTCACCCAGAGTAGTAAGCAGCGCAGCCATGAAAAAACCTCCTTTCAACGTAACTTATCAAAGAGAGCAGAAACCTTACGGAGCAGCCAAATAGCAAGAACGCCGGTCAGGATCCCGCCACCAAGATACAAAGCCAGAACATCGGAGCAAGTCGAAAAGACAAACCCCACGATTGCATTGAGATTATCTAACATGGAAAAGACCCTCCATCAAAGCCCATAGAATGCCAAAGAACTGACCGAGCAGCCACATGAGGAACGGCACACAAAGAGCATAAATAAGAGGCTCATAACCAGCAGGAACCTCACCGATCAATGACGTGATCGCATCGAACACAGAATCACCCCCATCAGAAGAACAACAGTGACATACGGCAACACGTCGGCAACAGGGACAGACGGCGGAAAACTGGTAGCCACCTGAGCGTTACTATCCGTGACAGTCAAATAGAGATCAGAATATTGATAGCTTGAACCGTCATGCAAACGGTAGCGAGGAACAGAAAAACCAGAGCAAGTAAAAGCATATTGCGTCCCCTGACCGTTGAACATGATCCCAGAAACGGAAGAAGAATCAACATTACAAAGATAGCCAGAAGAAGTAGTACCCCACTTGCCACGGGAAGAAACTGGAACATAGATATACACCTCACCTAAACCGGAAGCAGTACCCTTGATCCAACAAGAGCCAATATAAGGAGCATACTTCAGATCACCGGCAGCAGCCGAAGGAGCAATACCATCAGCAGCATAGACAACATTGCCATCTTCATCATAGATCACACCGCCATCGGCATCATCACCGACAACAGAAGCGAGCTCTTCATCAGACAGATAACCATCCGCCGGGGCCTCGGAAGCATAGACCGGAAAAATACAGAGAAGAGCCAAACTAAGCCCTAAAAGGAATCGCACGAATCACCACCCCCATCACAAAGATACCGATCAGCAAATACAGGATAGGCACACCGAGCAAGGTACAAGACCGGAGCCAATTAACACCGGTAACAATGACCGAAAGAGACCAGTTAAGCCAATCGTTGAAAGTCACCGGAATCACCTCCCAATAATGAGATAAACAATGCTGATCGTGATAGCCACAGCGGCGAAGGCCAGCAGCACAGACGGCAGAAAGCCGATAGAATACGTAAGCATCTTGAAAGCCGAAGGGATCATAAGAAACAGCTGAGCAAGACCATTGACCAGATACATGACCAAGTCAAGAAGAGTTTTGAAAAAATCAAGAATAGATCGAAGGGCTTCTATCACTTATCATCACCACCGGAACCAGACTTATTATGTCCCTTACCAGACGAACGAGCAAGACGGCCAACAAGGACAAGGGCCACGCCCAACATCAACGGGAACGTATAGACAATGATACCATCACCGAGCGCATCCCAGAGACCAGAAAAGAGACCTCCGACAGTCCCAAGGGCAGAAACAACACCATCACCAAAAGAAAAATTATCAATGTTCAAAGCATTGAAATTATCTTGGTTCTTATCACTCCAATACTGTTCACTGTCAGTACGCTGCATAATGGATTCGGCAGCCTGCTCAGTTTTCTTATCCAACTCAGCAGATTCATCAGCCAAAGCAGTTTTAAGCAGCTCATAGATACCAGATACATCGGACTGCAACAAGGCAACATTACTATTGATGGAAGTCAGAAGCTTGACCATAGTATCAGTATCAATACCAATCTCTTTAGCCACAGCAAGCAGCTTAGTAAGGACGGAATAGATAGACTGAACATTGCCATCTATCTTTGCAACATGGGTTAGAATATCTGTGATAGCATCGTCAATAGCAGCAACGCCAGTATCAGCCCAACAAACAAGATACCCGACCATCAAGCCCATAGTTTCCATAGCACCAGCAACAGACTTATATTGACTACACCAGTTTTCACACCACAAGCCAAGACCGGTTATAGCAAACGAACCGTCAGGATAACGTCCGGGAGCATCAAAATCCACACGATAACAATAACCAGAAGTATAATCAGCGAAAATATTAGTAGACGAAGAAGAACCAGGCTCTTGATACCGCAAATTAAGCCCAGAAGGCCAAGCAGAAGAACCAATATAAGTCACCTTAGCATAATTATCATCATAATAAGGTTGGCTACCAACATACCAAAAACCATGGACGGGAGAATCAAGCTTAGAAATAGAATTGATATGATAACCAGCACCAAACTTTACAAGCATATGAAGCTTCTTATCAGCAACCTGCGGAGCCTGAAAAGTAGAAGAAAGAACAATATCAGGATAAAAAGTAATAGGATTAGTCCACTGAAAACGCTTCGAAACAAGACTACCAACAACATAATCAGTAAGGGAATCACCACCACCGAGATTTTTACCATTAAACGGCATAGCATTAACACCATAAGCCGTCATAGTAGTGTCGGACTGATAAACGCTATTAAGTTGAGGCCAATCGCTACGAGAAGCACCGAAATCCCAATACCAAGTACCAAGAAGATAATCAGACGTATCATCAGCAACAGCCGGTCTAATAGAGACAAGAAGCAAGGAACAGCAGAAAGCGACCAGCGCAGCGCAGGCCCTTAGCGAGCGACCTTTTAACATATTTCATAACACACCTTCCTTTATGGTGGCGGGGGATGGAATCGAACCATCATCTGTAGGTGTAGGGCCTACCGTTCTGCCTCTAAACTACCCCGCAATATAATCAATCTGCAACCTTTGCAAACTTACGGATAGAAGAAGCCAACTGCTCCAGATCAGAAGCTTCAGCCAGACGCTGGGCCTCGTCCAGGCGGCGGGACTCGATACGATCAATGTTATCATCCATGGACAAGCCCAGATAAGCAAAAAACTGATCCCGAAGATCATCAAAAATCTGCACATCAAAAAAGATAGCATACAAACAATCTTGTTTGATCTTACGAGCCGTGCGAGGATCATAGCAACGAAGAGCCGCAGGCCAATCGGACATGGGAACATACCGCAGCACGCCAAAATTGCCAAGGTCACCAAGGCGATAAGGAGCATCCATCACACAAGGGACACCGTTACGGGTCTCATACTCGATACGGGTAACATCGGTACCGATATCAATATGAAAGACCTCCATCATCTGGCGCCGCTTATCATAAACACGAGTATAGCCGGAATCACCACGACGGCCAAAGTAATAAGTACCCTCATAGGTGCTGCCAACCTTGCGAGAGAGTAGCCGAACATCAGAGATAGGATATGGAACATCGATAGTATAGTCCAAGCGAGTGTTGCACCAGCAAAAACGATCAGCACACACAGACTTGATACGATCAATGAGAGCCAGTATCACAGGATTATCAAGACGCTTATTAGGATTAAATTCCAACGTCAATGAATAGACCGGATCAGGAATACCGAAGGGACGATACTTGTAAAGCGTGAGAATGACACCATCAAAAGACCACCAATGCAAGGCACCACGCCGACGAGCATCACCGCCAGACGGTACATAGTTCACCAACTCAAACAAAGGAAGGACAATAGAATCACAGACAGCCTTATAGACATTATCATCAGTCAAAGGGAGAAACTCACCGGCAGCGGACTTGATACGCAGCGCACCCCAGCGCAGAGGAAACCGAGCACGGAACATATCCAAAGAATAGACGATATCCCCCACAGAACGAGAAAAACGACCATACGGGATAGAACCAAGGGGAGTAGGCATATCCTTCGGTACAGGCCGACGCTGCACACACATACACCCACTCCCCTTCCGTCAATAAGATATCTTGTAGGAATCAAGCACAGATTTCAGATACTTGATATCATCCAGGCATTCAATGTACCGATTGCCCATCAAAGCCCACTTAGCAAGATCCTGATCCATACGCTTACACTTAGCACGAAGATCCGCAATTTCACGCTCATAGGCCATATAATCATCATGACGGCGATACGTCACCACCAAAGACACAGACCCATCATCCAGAGGACGAAGCAGCCGCCGTAGAGCAGCAGCGGACACCTCGAAATCATCCATCACTTAGCAGGCT